GGTCCAGTAGGACCGATAGGTCCGACAGGCACAGAAGGACCACAAGGTTCTCAGGGTCCAACAGGTCCAGTGGGTCCTATCGGACCAACAGGTACAGAGGGTCCACAAGGACCACAGGGTACAATTGGTTTACAAGGGCCAATAGGTCCAACAGGAACAGAAGGACCACAAGGTTCAGCAGGTCCAACAGGTCCACTGGGTCCTATCGGACCAACGGGTACAGAAGGACCACAAGGTTCACAGGGTCCGGTTGGTACACAAGGACCACAGGGTCCAACGGGTACAGAAGGACCACAAGGTTCAGCAGGTCCAACAGGTCCACTGGGTCCACAGGGACCAACGGGTACAGAAGGACCACAGGGTCCACAAGGTTCAGCAGGTCCAGTAGGACCACAGGGCCCGACGGGTACAGAAGGACCACAGGGGTCTCAAGGACCAACAGGTCAAACAGGACCACAGGGACCAACGGGTACAGAAGGACCAAAGGGTCCACAAGGTTCAGCAGGTCCAGTAGGACCACAGGGACCAACGGGTACAGAAGGTCCGATGGGAACTATGGGTCCAAGGGGTCCGGTTGGTCCGCAGGGAATTGCAGGAACAGAAGGGCCACAGGGTCCAGTAGGAACAACAGGTCCAGTTGGTCCATCGGGTCCAGCTGGAACAGAGGGACCGCAGGGTCCAACAGGAACTAAAGGTCCAGCCGGCACAAAAGGACCAGCAGGAACAGAAGGACCACAAGGAACAAAAGGACCTTCAGGTACTGTCGGCCCACAAGGCCCAGTTGGTACAGAAGGACCTAAAGGTGATTCAGGTCCACAGGGTCCAGCGGGTCCAACAGGTCCAACAGGAACCATAGGTCCACAAGGTAGTGCGGGACCAAAAGGACCGCAAGGCACTGTCGGTTTACAAGGAACCATAGGTCCACAAGGTAGTGCGGGACCAAAGGGTCCAGCAGGAACAGAGCCAGGACCGGCAGGTACCAGAGGTCCTCAAGGGGATCCTGGCCCAGCAGGTCCAGCAGGAACAGAGCCAGGGCCGCCTGGGACTAGAGGTCCACAAGGATCACCAGGCCCGCAGGGCACGGCAGGACCACAAGGTACTCAGGGTATTCAAGGTCCACAGGGAACGTCAGGTCCTCAAGGTATCAGAGGTACTATTGGTTCACAAGGTCCAGTGGGTCCAACAGGAACAAGAGGTCCAGTAGGTCTACGCGGAACGCAAGGGCCTCAAGGAACACAAGGTATTCAAGGCACGACAGGACCTCAAGGTATTAGAGGTACTATTGGTCCGCAGGGCACAGCAGGTCCTCAAGGTACACAGGGTCCTATAGGAACACGTGGTCCACAGGGTATCGCAGGTCCACAGGGTAGTGCGGGACCAAAGGGTCCGATCGGTACTAGAGGTCTTATTGGTCCACAAGGTACTCAGGGTGATCAAGGAACTAAAGGTCCAGTTGGTACTAGGGGTATACAAGGTTCTCAAGGTCCACAGGGGTTGCGGGGTTCGCAGGGTCCAGTTGGTTCGAGAGGTCCTATCGGTCTACAAGGGACTCAAGGTCCACAGGGCACCGCAGGACCGCAAGGTATTAGAGGTACTATTGGACCACAGGGAACTCAAGGTATTCAGGGAACGTCAGGTCCTCAAGGTATCAGAGGCACTATTGGACCACAGGGAACTAAAGGTATTCAGGGAACGTCAGGTCCTAAAGGTATCAGAGGTACTATTGGTTCACAAGGACCGCAGGGTCCGACAGGAACTAAAGGTCCAGTGGGCACTAGAGGTCCTATTGGCCCACAAGGTACTCAGGGTGATCAAGGAACTAAAGGTCCAGTGGGCACTAGAGGTCCTATTGGTCCAATCGGTACTCAAGGCGATCAAGGCACTAAAGGTCCAGTCGGAACCAGAGGTCCTATTGGTTCACAGGGTCCACAGGGTCCAGTCGGAACCAGAGGTCCGGTGGGTCCGCGTGGTACAATTGGTTCACAAGGTCCAAAAGGTCCGACAGGAACAAGAGGTCCAGTAGGTCTTCGCGGTACTAAAGGTGATCAAGGAACTAAAGGACCAACAGGAACACAGGGTCCAGTAGGTCCACGTGGTACTAAAGGTGATCAAGGAACTAAAGGACCAACAGGAACCAGAGGTCCAGTGGGGCCACGTGGTACTATTGGTTCACAAGGACCAAAAGGTCCGACAGGAACAAAAGGTCCAGTAGGTCTTCGCGGTACAATTGGTTCTCAAGGACCAAAAGGTCCAACAGGAACCAGAGGTCCAGTAGGTCTGCGCGGCACTATTGGTTCACAGGGTCCAAAAGGTCCAACAGGAACAAAAGGTCCAGTAGGTCTTCGCGGTACAATTGGTTCTCAAGGACCAAAAGGTCCGACCGGATCGAAAGGACCACGAGGAACTAAGGGTCTACAAGGTTCTCAAGGTCCACGAGGTTCACAGGGACCGAAGGGTGATCAAGGTACAAAGGGTCTACAGGGTACTAAAGGTGATCAGGGTACAAAGGGTCTACAGGGTACTAAAGGTGATCAGGGTACTAAGGGTGATCGAGGTACAAAGGGTCTACAGGGTACTAAGGGTCTACAGGGCACTAAGGGACCACGAGGCACTAAGGGACTACAGGGATCAAGAGGACCACAAGGTTCACAGGGACCGAAGGGTGATCAAGGTACAAAAGGTCTACAGGGTACTAAAGGTGATCAGGGTACTAAGGGTGATCGAGGTACAAAGGGTCTACAGGGAACTAAGGGACTACAGGGATCAAGAGGAGCAACCGGATCGAAAGGACCACGAGGCACTAAGGGACTACAGGGATCAAGAGGACCACAAGGTTCACAGGGACCGAAGGGTGATCAAGGTACAAAGGGTATACGGGGTACTAAGGGACTACAGGGATCAAGAGGAGCACAAGGTTCAAGAGGTCCTGCCGGTTCGAGAGGACCACAGGGTTTAACAGGTACACGTGGAGCTCAAGGTCCAGTTGGTAATGTAGGTAATGCGGTTGTCTTCCAAACACAAACCACTTTAGGCGGAAACAATCCATCTAACGCCACCCTATCCGCAACAGTGAGAAACTTCGGAAGTAGAAATGAAGTTCTTTCGGGAGACGTGGTGTGGTATGTTGCTGACGGTCGAGTATTCCAAGCAACCGCGACTGGTGCGCCTGGTGCTAATGTGAACTTCGCAGAAAGAACCAGCAATGGTTCGGGTATCCTAAGTGCGAGCGCTTTGATATTCTCCACGACAGCTGGTAACGGTACCGTTCTAAATGAAAACGGTATGGCAATCTTCGAAGGTGGTGATAAAAGAGTAGTTATTGGAAACCTAAGTAGTACATTCAATGCACCGACATAATTGATAACGGGGGGTGTAATTCCCCCCATTTTTTATGGATACCAAATGATAGCAAACCTATGCGCGTATAAGTACCCCGTCATATATGGAAACTGGGCGGAGATGTATTGTTATGTAACCCTCGCTCTTTCTAATCTTGGATACACAGTAAATAGAAGTCCTTATATAGACTCTCCCAGTTTACAACACATGACGGAACAGGGAATTGTAGACAACCCCGATGATCTTTATATTTACAACCACACGTTTTTAGAAGAACTAAACACGAGAGGACTTATACGGGGACCCAACGTCCTTATATTAAAACCCACGGGACCTACATCCAAACACTTTACTATTGACCCCATAGGATACGCTGCGGCCTCGTCGATAACCTACACTAAACCCAACTTTGAAAACTATGACAGCACGTCGTTCTTTAATACTGACGTAGTAAGTTACATCAATGATAGAGAATCCAAGTGGTCGGACAGACAAGATGAGTTTGGTTTCTTACAAGAAGAATTAGATGTTCCAAATGATCATGTTTTGGTTATAGGACAAATGCCCGCAGACCAAACGGTGACCGAAATGTCTTTTGGAAACCATTGGACCAAGATGTGTTCTATTGTCGAAGAGCTTATGGGAACACAGCCTGTTGTGGTTAAACTTCATCCAACTCTCAAGAAAGAATGTGATGACTGGGAAAAGTATCAAACTAAGATAGATGAGTGGAGAGAAAATGGAGTTACAGTTTTTGATGACTTCCAAAGTTTATACGATATCTTACCCAAGACCAGAGTTGCAATCTTAGAGAACAGTACGGCGGGAATCGAATGTGCCATGCATGATGTCCCAATGATATCATACGGTTATCCAGAATACCATTGGATCACAAAAGACCTTAGACACTTATCACAGTTGAAGTTATATGTTCGAGATCTGTCTTGGTTTGATTTAGAAAGGTCACGTAGTTTCATTGCATGGTACTGTCAACAGTATCAGTGTTATGACTACGAAAGCACCTTCAAAAGGATTAAAGAACTTTTATTCAAAGGTTCTTGATAAATTGTTATAAATATGAAATATTATTTCTATTCAGGAAAGATGAAATGCCAGCCATTGTTAGACAACCATTGCGAACCTCACTTGCGAAGGATCTTCTAGCGAGTGTCCTTGGTCCTGAGTCTGACTACTACATCGGTATCGGCAAGTCCGATATCTTTGGTTCAGATGATACAGTTCCGGCACCTATAGATTCTTCAGCAGAAGAACGAGAGTTCAGAAACAATTTACAGTCCGTAAAGAAAGTTGAAGGTGCGGTGATGGTCACTCGCCGATATAACTGGACGAACGGAAACAAGTATCAGGGATGGGACGATAACGTCTCGCAGACAGGTAGCGAGTTCCCATTTTATGTCATGAACAGTGCAAAGGAAGTATACCTTTGTTTGTCACATGGTATTGATGATACTGGTACCCATCAACCGTCGACAGTAGAACCAAACTACTATACCGATGCAGAACAAGATGTCAATCTGGAACCACCAGAGCCCATGCAGTGGAAACCATTTATTCTATCTGACGGGTACACTTGGAAGTACATGTTCTCTCTGACTCCTGAAAATATATACACCTTCTTATCATCTAACCACATCCCAGTACAACCATTAGAAGATGAACTGAGTGATGGTGATTCTATTGAAGATCTGCAATGGCATGTTGCCGACAAGGCAATCGGTGGTCAGATCATTAGTATCATAGTTACCGATGGTGGTGAGGGTTATGACCAGAACAACCCCCCAGTTGTAAAGATTGAAGGCGATGGCACCGACGCGACTGCAACCGCAGTTGTTGATACAAACGGACAGGTCGTAAGAATAGATTTAGCATATCGTGAAACTGTTGGGGATATTCCAACTAGAAAAACAATCACATCATACGGATCGGGATATAGTCGTGCGTTAATAACTATCGAAGGTGGTAATGGTGAGGGCGAGGCCGATGCAAAGGCACGTCCGGTTATTACGACCTCTACCGGACTAGGTGCTGACGCATCATCTGATTTCAAAACAAGTTCGGTCCTAATGACTATCAAACCAAACGGAGATGAGAACAACAGGTTTATCTTAGAAAACTCATTCCGACAGATTGGTATACTCAGGGGTCCTAAGAAACAGGATGGTACCCCTTATACCGGCGCAGGTGATAAGTGTCTATCGTCATTCACCTTAAACAACAATGCTCCGTTTGATCATGGAGAGTTAGTTGAGGCGTCATCACCGTCCGGAGAAAATAATAGTCTTTTGTCAACGGGCGCAGTCGCATATGTCAATGAAGTTAAAGACAAGACAGTTTATTATCATCAAAATATGACTACAGGGTTTACTCCCTTTGGTCCTAACCACGCCGTTACTCAAGTGAGCAACAGCTCTAAGTCTGGAGTTATAGATTTCGTCACCGTAACATATGGCATCGACCGATACACAGGTGAGGTACTATACATCGAGAACCACCCACGCATTCGTCGTGACGCGGAACAACAAGAAGACATTAAAGTAGTCATCACGGTCTAGGATAAATCATGGCAATCGAAGATAACAAACCACAACCAGTAACTGACACAACATTTAAGATTAATTATCGTGACTACTATGATGAGAATGATGGGTATCATCGTGTCTTATTCAATTCTGGTCGTGCGTTACAAGCTCGAGAGTTAATCGAACTACAGACGATCATCCAAGAGGAGATCTCTCGATTTGGTGGTAACGTATTCAAAGAGGGTGCGTTAGTTAAACCAGGCGGCGTCACTGTAGACAATAAAGTCGAGTTCGTTAGATTCACCGAAACCAGTATAGTACCATCGGATATTCAGACACTCACTCATGATGAGAGTGGTATTAAGGCAAAGGTCCTTTCAGTAGATGTAGAATCCAAAACTATCTACGTGCAATACACCGACACTCTGGGTGCAGGTGGTGGTGAAACCGCACCAAGGTTTGCTGTAGGCGATCGCCTTGAGGCAGGAGAGGTAGCGGCATCGGGTCTTTCGACTTGGGCATATTTTGCTTCCGGTGACTACTTTGTTCAAGGACACTTCGTCCATGCGGTTGGTGGTGAAATGATCATCGATCCGGAAGGGACTAGTTACCTAGACGCAGATGGTAGATCTACCCCAATCGATATTGGTTTCAAAATTGAAGAAGTTGTTTTCACAGAGAGTGAAGATCCGGAGTTATACGACAACCAAGGGGACGTTGTAAATCAAACTTCACCAGGCGCACACCGTTACAAAATTATATTAACACCATCCACTCGCGAACAGTCCAACGAAAATAATTTTGTTTTTGTTGCTCGTGTCCTTAATGGCGAGATCACTCGTGAGGTCACAAGTCACGATGGATACAACCGTATCAACAAGTTGCTTGCACAGCGCACTAAAGAAGAATCCGGTGATTATGTTGTACAAGACTTTACCGCAGTCTTCGAAGATAAGAATGATCAGGAACTAATACTAGATGTCTCTGAAGGTATAGCATACGTAGACGGATACCGATTAGATATCGGCCGCACAGAAATAAATGTACCACGTGCACAGTCTTCAAAGAAACTAGATCTAGATAATATTCCAGCATCATACGGTAACTGGGTTTACCTAGACCTTTCTGGAACAACTGGTCTGGGTGATATTGCGAACTTCGGTAAACTCGATCTAATTGGATCTGACGGTGATCCGAATAATGTTTTGGGTTCAACTTTCTTACGTGGTATTGAAGAAGACCAATCTGGCTTCCGAGCATACATTTTTAATACGGTCACTAATGTTGATGTGTCCTTCAGTGAAGTTCATGAAATGGTTACCCCAGACGGGTCGTCCGTATTAAAACTAAGACGTGAATCAGATTCAGGTTCGACGATATACAGCACTACTGATAACAATCTTTTATTTCCATTGTCTCAATCGAGTCCAGTGGGAAGTACTGTAACCAAGATATCTTACACTCAACAAGTAGTGAAGGTAGGAGAGTCTCCTGAAGATGATAATACAATCTCTATCCTTGATGGTCGCGAAACTCAGAACTGGATTCTTTCTAAAGATGGAGTTGGCATTGAAGAGAATGTTGTCCCAACCTTATCAGGAACTTATGAGAACCTTGATGCGAACGCGACATACACTATTCTTTATTATCAGACAATACAACCTAGCAATAAGAGTAAGACTTTAACATCAACTACTATCAGTGTAACAAGTGGATACGATCTTATTTCGTCTCAGGTAGTAGATGGGTATGAGATTGAAAATATACTTCTAACAGTTAATAATCAGTCTTCCGATATCACCTTCATGTATGAGATGGATAACGGTCAACGCGACAACTTCTATGACTTTGTTAGATTTAACTTAAAGCCAGGCAATACTATACCGGATGGTGCTGAAGTCTCTATTAGATTTAAACACTTCGAACATTCTACTACCGGAGGTTTCTTCTCTGCGGCATCATATGGAACTGAAGCAGAAGGCCAGTTGACTTACGATGAAATACCATCTTACACTATGTCTAACGGTAATACGCAATCTCTACGTGACGTTATAGATTTCCGTCCATCGAGAAATTCAAATGGGACATTCAAGGTGATGCCTTTACCACAGAATGCATCTTCCCTTACTTTGAATGAAGTAGAGTACTATCTACCTCGTATTGATGTTTTGGTTGCTAACGTCGTTGATAGTTACGGTGATGTAGGATTTGGAGAACTACAAGTAATACAGGGTCAACCAGCAGTATCTCCTAGACCACCAGAGGTCCCAACAGGATCTTTACCTCTATATGTGTATCGACTTAACGCATATACTTTTAATTCAACAGATCTTACAATGGAGAAGCAATCCCATAAGCGATATACCATGAAGGATATTGCTAAGATCGAGAACAGACTAGAAGGTCTATACGAATTGACGACTCTAAGTTTACTGGAGTCTAGTACCCAATCAATGGATGTATTAGATTCATCTGGTAACCCTAGAACCAAAGCAGGATTCATTGCAGACAACTTCTCCTCGTTTAACTTCTCCGATGTGAATAGTGTAGACTATCGCGCGTCGGTTGAAACCACGAGTGGAGAACTACAACCATCATTCAGAGAGAATCTAGTTAGACTGAAGCATGACGAATCGCAAGGAAGTTCATCTCGTACTGGAGACTACGCAACTCTACCATACACTCACGCCTCGTTCATAACACAAGACGTGGCCACGAGTACAATGAACATTAACCCGTTCTCGGTCATCACACAGGAAGGTCACATCACACTATCACCATCAAGTGATGAGTGGGTAGAGACACAGACTCTGCCACCAATTATGCAGACCGTTGTACGTCGCACACCAATTGAAACAGGTTTCAATGACCTGTGGAGATGGGAAAACGCGCCTGGGGGCATTGGTAACTTCAGACAAGCGCAACGCAATCGATTCGAAAGAATGATAGACACCGTGTCGACACAGACACCTCTTGCTCGCTCAATTCAAGAGTTCGTTGGAGAACGTGTCGCAGGTGTTGAAGTCATTCCATTCATGCGATCACGTCTAGTATCATTCAAGGCAGAAGGTCTTCGTCCGAACGCGAAAGTGTGGGCATACTTCGGTAACCGAAACGTCTCTGCGTGGTGTCGACCAACAAACACATTCGTTGAGTTCTCGACAACTGATTCCGAAGTGGGATCGTCCCAATCATCTGCGACAGGTATCGTAGGATCAGGTCAGTTGACAACCAACGACAGAGGTGAAGTCGTCGGCGAATTCTTAATTCCAAACACAGACGCATTAAGATTCCGTACAGGAACTCAAGACTTCCAGATCTTAGACATCAACGTAAATACCTCAGATGCGAGACTGACAAGAACACAGGCTGCGGAGTCGTTGACAAACTCTACCGCTCCTTACACATCAACAGGAACTATCGAGTCTATCCAACGCACAATTAGAACCACGCGTATACCACAAAGAGTTCGTCGTCGTAAGGATCCACTCGCACAGTCGTTCTTCGTTGATCCGGCAGAGAACCCAAATGGAATTTTCCTAACCAAGGTACGCGTCTACGTACAGAGCAAAGACTCTACGATTCCGATGCAGGTTCAAATTCGACCAGTAGAAAATGGCATACCTACAACTACTATTGTACCAGGCTCGGTAAAGTTTGTCAAACCAGACGACATCACGCTCGCACCTAACACAGACATTGCAAGTATCCGATCTAACGGAACGACCGTTGAGTTTGACGAACCAGTATATCTAACCGCAGGGGAAGAGTATGCGATTGTCCTACTTGCAGAGTCGGTTGAGTATAACGTATATGTAGCACAGACCTACGAGACTATCATCGGTGGTAACGAAGGTAAGGTATCAAAACAACCTTCACTTGGTTCTCTGTTCATGTCACAGAGTGGTTCGACATGGACGCCAGACCAGACCAAGGACTTGATGTTTGAACTGGAACGTGCAGAGTTTGATGCGTCCGGTGCTGTACATTTAATCAACAGTGATCTACCTTCTGTATCTTTGGAAGATTCTCCATTTAGTACAACAGAAAGCTCTAATCGAGTATTAGTCAGACACGAAGGTCACGGTTTCACTAGATTTGATCAGGTAACATTCTCTGGATCTACTTCAGTAGGTGGTCTCGACTTAAATGGAACATTTACTATTGACAACGTGACTTCTACAGGGTATACTATCGTAACTGGTCAGACAACTACAGCTACATCAACTTCTGTTGGTGGCAGTAATTCAGTCATTGCGACTCAGAACGTTATGTTTGACGAATTCACTCCTCAAGTTTCCTCTATCATGCCTAACGGAACATCTGTGTCTTCTACATCACAGAGATGTAAGGGTGCATCATATGCTGGGGATGGAGAGAATGGTCGTAATCCAAATTCAAGTGGACTCTCATATAACAGAAATATCACTCAAGATGTTGTACTAAACGAAGTCAACACAGGATCACATCCTTCTGTTATCGCAACTACAGATAACAAACAGAGTCACAGTATTGAATTTATCTTGTCTCTTCAGACTTCAGACAGCAGGGTCTCTCCTTTGATAGATCTACAAAGAGTTTCTATGCTTGCTCTAGAGAATATTATCGGGGACCAATCGGAAGCGCAACACACCACAAGACCTACAACTATTGATGAAAGTTCAGTCGGTCTGAAAGTGGTCTTCGGTGCGAATAGACCGACAGGATCAACGTTTGAAGTCTATATCAAAACTTCTGTTGATGATGATTCTTTAGTCAATGCCTCTTGGATAGAAATGCCTATCGATAGTCAAGTACCTTCAGATGATAATATATCAGTGTTCCGTGAGTATGAGTACACACAGGAAACCTCTAGTCCATTTAATGCGTTCCAAGTCAAGGTTGTTATGAAATCAAACAACTCATCCAAGTCACCACGCATTCGTGACTTACGCGTAATCGCACTGGCAACGTGATGAATAAATACCAGAAGGTCGAAGGACACAGTAATCTAGTAAGAGACAAACAGACAGGGGCGATCCTAAACACCAACCGTGCAGAGATCGCAAAGGCGAGAAAAATAAAAGAGGCTAAGAGACTAGAGACGGAAAGAATGAACTCACTCACGGAAGAGGTAACCACTCTGAAGAACGAGATGTCTGAGATCAAACAATTACTTACCCTTCTAGTGGAGAACAACGAATGAGTCACGGCGACGACACAATACAGATCATTAACCTCGCGGACAATATCAACGCGGCGTTTGATAAGATCAACGAGAACTTCGAATTACTAGATGCGGGTCTAACTCGTGACGAAGTTATAGCCCTTATAACGGAACACTTGAATGGTAACCCTCACTTTGATGAGTCAGCCATCCGCGCATTCTTAAAGGACGCAGACCTTGATATTGGTAATGGTAAAATTACCTACAGTAACAACTATGCCACTTTTGGGGAATTGCCAGATGCATCTTCGTATCATGGTATGTTCGCTCATGTTCACAACCCGCCTGCCGCATACTATGCGCACGGTGGACAATGGATTGAACTTGCGAACAAGAGTGATGTTGGATCAAGTGATTTTGATGGAGACTATAACAGTCTAACTAATAGACCATCTATACCGACTGACTTAGACGACTTGAGTGACGTTCAGTTTAGTTCTCAAGTGTTGATCGGACATGTCCTAAAATGGGATGGAACCAAGTGGACTAACCTAGAAGACGCCAGCGGTGGCGGTGGTGGTCCAACTGACCCAGGCGAAAACGGAACCTCTTTCTATCAAGCGACAATCTACCAGAGGTCTCCAACTCAACCGACGACACCTAGTGGCGGTACGTTCGACTTCCCTACAGCCACACTAACTCCACCATCGGATTGGGAAGGAACTATCCCAACTGGCGACGATGACCTATGGGCATGTAACTTCCTATTCAGAGATTACCTATCGCAACAGGGAACTATCACTGCAACTGATTGGTCAGAACCATATAGACTGGCTGGTCTAATCGATGTCAACTCTAACGGTGAGTCATACGCACAGTTGTCTATCTATCGTAGATGGTCACCCCCAGAAGACGGCAGTGAGCCAGTTCTTCTTGCACCGGACGGAGGATCTTTTGATTTTGATCCTTCAGTAGAAAATCCTTTAACTCCACCAAATGACTGGTACTTGACTCCACCTTCAGTGGACGTTCAAGCGGGAGATTTGTATGTGAGCGCAGGCATCGCCACTACAAACGGATTAGATGAAGGAGTGACATTAGATACTAGCATCTCTTGGTCCAATCCACAGAAAACAAGCACTGGACTAGATGGACAAGATGGTCGATCTATTTTCGAGAAGGCAGTTTATCGTAGAGTTCAAAAACCAGCTGGATGGTCGATTGGTGATGATCTTCCCGCACCACCAAAACCAGTGGGGGGTTTCTTTAACTTCGGTGAAGAGGTCTTTGGTAAAACTGCACCGGACATACCCGCCCCACTAGATGACGCAGACGGCAACACCGGCGTTTGGTATGCTGGAGTCCCAACATGGGACCCAACTTCGGGCGAACCCGCTGGAGATGTATGGTCATCTGTCTATGCGTTCAGTGTCGTAGGTGATACGGGAACGGACATAGCAGTTGATGAAAACTGGAGCGAACCTACAATAGGTATTTTAGATAGCGTATCGACATATCGAAAGTCACTATACGCTCGTTCCGCAACTAGACCGACTACTGACTTTTCGAACAATAATGTAATTTATAGTTTTACTCACGACAAGTTCTTAACTATAGGTCCCGACACCGATGCGGTCAATGGTATCGATGGCCTTCCATTTTGGTATGAAGAGCCACCAGAACTAGACCTAGACGATCCGATGGATCTGTGGGAAGTAACAACCACTGCGAGTTTGATCGGGTATCTTGGAGAAGATAGAGATCTAACATTCGGAGATATCAAGCGAGTTCTTAACTATGCGATTGATGCAGAGGACGGATTCAGTTTTGTTCAGTTAAATGTCTATCAGTGGGCATCGACTAATCCAGGCGAACCACCTTCGGATGGCACTTTTGATTTTAGTTCTAAGACGTTTACTGTGCCTACTGGTTGGTATAGAAATGTTCCAGACCCAGATCCTAATGATGGCCCTTTAACACTATACGTCTCCTCTGGTGTCGCAAGTACTCTGGGATTGACAGAAGCGGACAATAATGTCGATAGTAATATTGAGTGGTCTACCGCAGATGCAACTACCGCAGGTGGTTCGGGCCGAGACGGTCGATCGACATTTAGGGCGGTCATCGTAACGAGAACAAACGATGTTCCGGTCAGTGATGGAGGCACTTTAGTTCCACCAACAGGAGGTGTTGTTAACTTCGCAGGAACCACCAAGACTGGCACAAGTCAAGAACTGTCAGGTGCTAATGTTGGAGGCAACACTTCATTCCCACCTAACTCAGTAACTCCTCCGGTTGGGTGGTATGATCATGTTTCTGATATTCCGGCGACCTTAGTTCCAGACGGAAAAGTCTGGGCGGTAGAACAAACTTTCGCTATCGACGGCGACGACTCTATAGATGTTGGTGGCACATGGTCCGAACCATACGAAGATCACAACAACGGTGAGGATGGTTACTCGACCTTCTCCGCATCTGTTTATAAAAGAAGTGCGGTCAAACCAGCAGCAGACGGAAGTGGTGAGTGGGGACCAGTCGGTGCGACATATAGTTTTACCGATGATGTCGTTGTATTTACAAACCAAAACATAACGGACGGTTGGTCAGAAGACCCACAAGAATCTAACGATGCGAAAGATCCTCTATGGTTGTGTCGCGCAACGGCAACAACCAAAGGTCTCACCGGAACAGACGCGACACTGACTTGGTCGGAACCAGTTAAGGTATCTTCTGACGGTGAAAATGGACAGCCTGGTTCTGGTATTGTTGTGGACTTGAGCAATGAAAACCATTCTATTACAGCACAATTTGATGGTACTCTATACAGCAATTCTCTCGTTGGTGCGTTTACCACTTTGCAAGCCTTTAACGGTGATGATGCAATAGACCTTTCGAACGAAACCATTGACATATCACTTTCTGAAGGTGTCAGTCAAGGAAGCGGACCTAATGATGTAAATTGGACAACCGCAGATTTATCAACATCAATAACTCACGTCGGCGCAAACGTTGATGAATTTACATTAACCTTTACTGTCCTGAATAGATCTGCCGTATTTACTCTAACTAAAATTAAAGCAGCTGCACCCGGCCAACCCGCTACAGTATATCGTTTAATAAACAGTGCTAGTGTTATTAAGTCTAATCCAAATAATACTGAACATGAACCATCACAACTTTTTGTTACCGCATTTAAGTATACTGGTGGACTGGCGCCCGCAATCGCGCTTACAGGAACGACATTAATATTAAAAACTAATGATGTTGATACAGTAGTTGAAAGCGCAACTGACGGTACATTGATATGGGATGTTGCTGATAATACTACTTCCATAAATGTAGAACTTTGGGTACCAGACACCAGCGGAGTGAAGGTTGATGAAGAAAACATTCCTGTCGTATTCGATGGAACTGATTCTGGAGATGTTACAGTTCCTCCTAGATTTGAGTCTGGTTATGTTTATTATCAAGTTGCTGATGGATCGACAAATGGTCCAGCAAAACCTTCTGCAAATTCATTCACGTTTGCGGGCGCTGGCGGGAACTCAGGAACCGATGGAGTCTTTGTAAATCTCACCGACGACTGGTCTGCTAACCCACCAGGCGATACGAATCTTGAAGGAACATTCTGGGCGGCCAGATTCACGGCATTTGAAGATACCGCCGGAGGCGGCACAGCGACAGGTGACGCAACAACCGAGAACGGAAACTTACACTTCAGCACTCCTTTCAAGAATTTCTCATTCAATGGTTTAGTGACTTTCGAGAATCTGAGTGATGAGTTGGTTAACATGGATGACCAAAGTTCCCGCATCACCACTATTGATGGTGGTAAGATTACGACGGGCGAACTAGATGCAGATAAAGTTGAAATCAGAAAACTTTCAGCTAAACAAGGCACTTCTGGAGAACGAACAGAAGTTAGTCAAGATGGAGTAAAAGTATATTCTGCCGGTGGTAATGGCGCGGGAATTCTAAGGGTTAAATTAGGAGATCTGTCATGAGTCAAGGTGTAGAAGTATATGATCCTACTACCGGCTCTGTAGTTTGGTCAAGCAACCAAAGACAGACTAATGTTCAAGTTTATGCCTACTTCGATTTAGCATCAAACTCAAATCCGACATTTACTTGTGCTGATGCGAACGATAGTTCTCAGGTATTGATAACATTCAAATCTACTAATTTTAATTTGATTCCGTCTTATGAGGGCGTGTCAGTTACCAATAGAACCTCTACAGGTTTTAATTTATCGGGAAACACCCAGACCGGATGGGTAATCGCAGTGAGGATTAGATAATGGCATATGGATTAAAGGTAGAGGGTACTGACGCTGGTGGAACTTTTCTTGTAACAGATACTGATAAGAATTTAAGAAACTTGCGCGTAGTGGACTACGGAACTAATGATACTCAAATTACTTTAGATTCCGCATTACAGTCCAACGACCTTTTGTTTGTTAAAAACCCACAAGAACCGCCTGGTGGTTGGGAAACCTATCAAAGATATTATACTGATCCGGAGGGTGGCCAGACGTTACAGCTCTATTGGACTGGACCAACATATTATTATATTACTCTATCTGAAGATGAGAAAACCATAAATTTCAAGGGCGGAAGAATAGGAAGTATAGGTGGTCAAAATAGAGGCTATGTAAGATGGTATGCCTATCAAAAATGGGATGTAGCCTTTGATTGGTTCCTAGTTCGTGATGTTGGTCAGATTGTCAGTGATGGTTTATCTAGTAACGAAACTCACGGTATTCAGATTTTAACCGAAGAAGTAAATGGTGTTCAGGACATTGCATTCGATTCTCGCGCAATTATTAATGACCAGACCTTTAGTATAAATGGAGTTGCTCCCGCATCTGGTAGCTGGTCATATGATAGTTTAAGAACTCAATTTACCTATGGTGAATCTAATAGTTATGTGAATATAGAACATACTGCCGTTGGCGCTTCAGCTTATGCTAATGGTGGTTATGACGGTACTTCGGGTGGTCTTCGTATTAGAGGAATACAAGTTGGTACAACTAGTGCTTTCGTTTATGAGGGGTTTCTTGAATTCGAAGTTGGGGGTGCTGGTATTTTTTGGTTCCCTAATAACGTAGCATTATTTTCTGCCAAAATGTATACAGGGGTCCCGTCCGGAACGGGTGCATCTGACGGTAGCGGTACAGACGACAGCGGAGACGATGGAACGGATGAATCTGGATCTGGCGTTACACAGCTTGTAGGAACTATAGAACTTGCGACAGGTCAAGATAATAAGATAACTGAAGGTACAGATCCTAGCATTACATACAATGTTGGAGTTAATATAAGTGGTGATTACAACTTAAAGGTTGTTCGAAACTCAGGTTCAGTTGGTGGTGGAGAACTATCCGGAACTGGAAAAACATTCAGTGGAACATCTACCTCTATGACAATCACTGCAAATAATGATAGTACTTCTGAGATTGGATGGCAAGGTGAAACCTTTACACTAGAACTGAGACTGGGATCTACACTTGGAGACGGGGATTTATTCCAATCAAGTACTTTTAGTTTATATGATGATGACTTGTCTGTAACGGTGGTGGGCACTTCAGGCACCCGTGTTGATATTGCTAATAACGCAACTACTGCTAATGTTATTGCGTCTTTTAGTTCGGTAGGTGATGCTACTGTTGCGGGAAGAATAAGAAATTCTTCTGGAACTATTGTTAGAAGTGGATTTAATTTTAACAATTCAGGTAATACCACAATCACGGTTGCTGCGGGACTGCCCAGCGGAACTGGAACTACGAGCGCAACAACAGCAAATTATACTCTTGAAGCATACACTGGAAATTCTTGGTTGTCAACCCCTTTCACTATTCGACGATTGGCGGGAGATTCATCAAGCAGTAATGATCCATTGAGCAATCCAACCCTATCAGGAAGTTCGTCCGTAACAATAGAATCAACAGAGGTAAGTTATGGTGTGAATTATTCTGGAATGCAGAGTGGTGAACAGATACGAATGGTGGACTCATCCGGTGCGGTTTCATCATCAACTACTACAGCATTTTACAGTTTAGTAACAGTAACAATTAATAACAATCTACCTTCCGCAGGTTCTAATAAAACATTTACTCCACAAGTAAAAGCAACTGGTGGAAATTGGACACCGAAGGTTGGTGGTAATATCACTATTACTAGACAAAGTGGTGGTAGTTACAATCCACCTACCCCAGGCGGCGGCGGTGATTTCGGTAACAATTGATCTATATAAATAAACTTAATTAGTAACAGGACTTTTAAAAATGTTAGACTACGTCGCATACGTGACAATTAGAACAGGGCAGATCAATAGATGCAGTGCCCCTCAATACAATACTCCATCAAATGGTACAGTAGTTGATGATGGTATTAGTCTTGTTGTCTACGTAACAAAAGATAATATTCCGGATGGATGTGAAGGTCCGTCTCAGCTTAGAAATGAATACACCTATGACATGGTAGAATATAAGTTCGTCCATATCGGTCTTCCGCCAAACCAACATGCGGAATGGAATCCGGAGACTGGTGATTGGTCATGGGACTCAGAACTTCTGGAACAGGACATCCGAATAGAAAGAAACAGATTGTTGACTCTTTGTGATTGGACTCAGATTCCAGACGCCCCATTGTCACTTGATATGAAGAATGCATGGGCAGGTTATCGACAAGAACTACGTGATATCACTTCAGACTTGGAAGGGGTGTCTAGTATATTAGACTTAAACTGGCCTACTACACCACAGTAATAATTGACAGAAATATTTTTATAAAAGTGCGGATGCCTCGGTTCCCGCACTTTTTTTTTATATAAATAACTCTTGTCATTAACCAATAAATCCTTTTAACTTAAAAGAGAGACGATATCGTGTCAGCATCTAGTATACCACTAAAACTTCAAAATGCTAATGGTGACCTACAAGAATTCACTCCATCGGATGAGCTTTATCTATCCTTTGCAGTGGGACAAGCATTAGTTGCGGCCGCTTCTAATGACGTTGGTAATATCAGTTTAACTGATGGCCAATCAATCGGTTCGTTTGTAGATTCTTACTACAATGAAATATCTGGCACCCACCCTGCTTCACAAATAACGGGTGCCTCAGTGACCACCACTCTGAAGCAAGTGAGTGGCCCAGCAGACGAATCCGGTGCAGACTTTGTCCGCCCAGTAGGTTATTACGACGTTGATCCAAACCCAGGCTTCTACGAAATGGTAGACGGGGATATGGACAACCTAGCAGGTCGTGTTCTGTCTAACTTAGTACAGAACGACTATATCGGTACTTTCAAACTGTCCGCTACTCAACCAAGTGCAGACTATACAAAGTTTATTGACTCTGTATTCTCTGACACTCATGGTAACGGTGGGGCAGGTACCGTAGTAACAAACTATCACATTTGGATGCGTACTTCTATGACGGCAGTTGCTCCAGTTCGTCCAGTAGCGACAAGCTACGACGGTTCTGGTTTCAACGGTCTACGTGAAATGACGGATGCGCAGATTCAGTACACACTGGGTCAACGTATTAAGTCAATGCGTGCTACGTCAGGATCGATTGGTTCATACCAGTTGCGTTCCACAGCACAAGGCGCACCGACAGTCCCAGGCTCATGGTTGCCTGTAGGTACTGCACAGAACACACGTCGAACTCCAGTTGATGTTGCATACGCAAGAACTCGCGTATCTTCATACAACCGTGCACGTGTTTCTGCATACACTCGTACTCGCGTATCTTCATACACGCGTAATAGTGTAAATACATTTAGTCGTACCTTTGTAGGAAACTACACTGGTGCATATTCACGCGACTTCGTAGGTAACTACTCGCGTGACTTTGTTGGGAACTACTCGCGTACTCGCCCATCATCGTACTCAGGTACATATGCAAGAACTCGCGTATCATCGTTTGCACGTACTCGTTTAACAGCGTTTACTGGATACTTTGCGGGAACTTACTCACGCGCACGTGTTTCAGTTTATACACGTAACCGTGTAACACCATTCACTGGTACATTCTCACGTAACCGTGTTTCAACATACACTCGTGGTCGTGTATCATCTTACGCCGGTACTTATTCTCGTAACCGCGTTTCTTCATACGTTGCAGACTATACACGCAACCGTGTTTCAACATATTCTGGAACATATTCGGGCACTTACTCCCGTCTACGTGTTTCTGCTTATTCTGGAACATACTCGCGTAACCGTGTTTCATCTTATGCTGGAACATATACGCGCACACGTGTATCTACTTACGCAACTGACTTTACCCGCACCCGTGAAGAGAACTTCGCAGGGACTTACACTGGTTACTATACTGGCGTATTCTCTCGTGCTCGTGTATCAACATATACGCGTAACCGTGTAACAGGTTTCGCAGGTAACTTCATTGGTAACTACTCTCGCAACTTCCAAGGTAACTATTCGCGTAACTTCGTGGGTAACTACTCTCGTGGATTTGCTGGAGATTACGTAGGTAACTACTCTCGCGTATCAACACGTACATCAACTCGCACACGTTACAGTGCTTACGCAAGAACACGCATCACTAACTATGTTGGTGACTTTACTCGTGATCGCGTCACTAACTTTGCGGGTAACTTTGTGGGCAACTATGCTCGCACCTTCGTAGGAAACTACGGTGGTAACTTTATTGGAAACTACGCTCGTGACTTCGTTGGAAACTTCGTTGGAAACTACGCTCGCGCATATGTAGGTAACTACTCTCGCGGATTCGTAGGTAACTACGGTCGTAACTTCCTTGGAAACTTTGTCGGAAACTACAGTCGTAACTTCCTTGGTGACTTCACCGGAAACTACGCTCGTGGTTTCGTCGGTGACTTCGTTGGAGATTTCGTAGGTAACTACGCACGTACTTCAACTCGTACATCGACTCGCACACGTTACTCTGCATATGCTCGTACTCGCGCAACGAACTACACTCGCAACCGTGGTTCTGCTTACGCTCGTACATCTACTCGTACTCGTTACAGTGCATACGCAAGAACTCGTGCAACAAACTATACAAGAACTCGTGGTTCAGCTTACGCACGTACTCGTATCACTAACTACGTTGGTGACTTCGCGCGTACATCTACTCGTAGCAGACCATCTACGTTCTCTTATGCACGTACTCTATACTACGCAGGTGACTTCGTAGGTAACTATGGTCGTACTCGTGTAACAAACTATACTCGTGCTTCAGCGGTAGGCGTGACCTATACAGGTAACTACACACGTAACCTATACTACGTTGGTAACTATGCTCGTGGATATGCAGGCAACTTCGTGGGTAACTACACACGTAACCGTGCATTCTCATACGTAGGTAACTACGCTCGTAACCGTGCATTCTCATACGCAGGTAACTACACACGTACTCGCGCAACGAACTACACTCGTAATAGAGTTGTTGCTGGTAACTCTACTCGTGTAAGCACAAACGGTGCTGGTTTTGTTGGTAACTTTGCAGGTAACTATGCAGGCAACTTTGCTGGTAACTTTACACGATCTACATCATCAACACGTACATCAACACGTGTTTCTACTGGTGCTGGTGGTCAGGTAACCAACGCATATTCCGGAAATAACTGGTCGTTAACTACAGGTTGGCGTTCGGATAGTGAAGGTGGAACCAATTTTGTTACCGTTTATATTAATGGAACTTTAGTTGGAGGCATGACAGGAAGCGGAACATCTCTGACTGCTGGCGGTGTAACATATTATCGTGCTGCTTGGCGAAACACGAATGGATTCGTATCACATTATGGTGTTACTTACCAATCGGGTGGTGCCTCTTATACTGGTAACTTTACTGGTAACTTTACAGGAACTGCTACTTACACTCGTACTTCTACAAGAACGTCAACACGTACTTCGACTCGTACCCGTAGTAGCACTTTCTACTACACAGGTGATTTTGCGAACTCAACAACTTATGTTGGAGATTTCGTAGGTAACTTCGGTGGCACGTATACTCGTACTCGTACCGGAAACTACACTGGTAACTACGCACGTACTCGCACTGGTAACTACACTGGTAACTACTCACGTACTTCGACACGCACACGTTATAGTGCTTACGCAAGAACTCGTGTTGCGACAGGTACTTACACACGTGACCGCGCTGCGACACTATACTACACAGGTGACTTTGTAGGTAACTTCGCTGGTGCATACTCACGCACATCTACCCGCACATCAACCAATACTGGTTACTACTCACGCACACTGACTTACGCAGGTAACTACGTAGGTAACTATGCGACAACGTTCACTGGCGACTTCGTCGGTAACTATGCGCGTAACTTTGCGGGTGATTATGTTGGTAACTTCGTAGGTAACTACGCTCGTGGATTTGCTGGTAACTATGTCGGTAACTACGCTCGCACATTCGTGGGTGATTTCGTAGGTAACTTCGTAGGTAACTATGCACGTGCATACGCTGGTAACTTTGCTGGTGACTTCGTAGGTAACTACGCGCGTACTCGTGTAACTAACTACACCCGTACTCGTAACTCTGCGTACACACGTAATCGCACACAGAACTTTGCGAACTCTTACGCTCGCACACGTGAAACAAACTATACTGGTTACTACACACGTAACCGTGCATCCGCATACGCTCGTACTCGTTACAGTGCATACGCTCGCACACGTGTAACTAACTACGTCGGTGACTTCACACGCGATTCAACCCGCACATCTACTCGTAACCGTGGTTCTTCATACACACGTGATCGTGTAACTAACTTCGCTGGTAACTTCGTAGGAAACTACGCAACAACGTTTACCGGAAACTTCGTTGGTAACTACGCACGTGGATATGCAGGCGACTTCGCTGGTAACTAC